ATAAGTTTTTTGACTGCACGATTATGGCGCATACGAGCAGCATCTTCGCTACCTAAATTCATCTCAGTAGCGACATCGCCATAGTCCATAGATTCAGCGTACCTGTAAAATAGTACCGTCCTATCCTCGGTGCTGAGTTTACGGTACGCTTTATCTATTTCAATCATCATTACCATCATGTTACCGCCTTCGGCAGGAGCAGGTGGCTTACTTGGACCGACTAGATTTAACTTATGCGACACGCCAAACTCACCTCGTAGAACTGAGGGTAAGAGTGCTTCGATTATATCTGCTTCATAAAAGAATACATCTGAAGTTTCATAGCCAGCAGACTTGGCTTTCCACTCTAAACAATAATCCAATGCATCATTACGAAGACAACGATAGATTAGATTCTTAGCATCTTTTTCTCCTATTGCTTCCCACTCATTTAATTTATTTGGGTGCTCAAGGAACCATTTATATAATGATTGTTTGATATCTTCTAACTCAACCATATCATATTTTCTATGGTATTCAGAAGCAACGGCAACTACAATGTAGTCCCATCTTTCTATACGCTTCCATTCAAGATGTTTGTTATCTACCATTTGAAAGTTCGACCTTCTACAGTAAATGATTTGTTAACAATAGGAACTAACTCTGGAACTACTGTCTTACCATTAACATGAAGGATACCAAAGCCTTGTTGCCATGTGAATAAGCCAGCCTTGATATATTTAGCGCTAGCATAATTCATTAAGTTGCCCAGTTCCATACCCCAAACAGTTCTAGGTTTACCACCACGATATGTTTGAGTGTGGTGTGTCAATCCCATGCGGTGCGTGTGTCCACAGACGACTGACATACCGCTACGTTTGGCTAATCCGAGGGCTGTGGCTCCAGCAGTAGGCTGAACATTACCTTCATCGCCGTGCATTAACAACCAGCCAGGGGCTAGTTCATATGGGTCTTTGTGGTATTTAATACCTAGTTCATCAAGTCCTAGGAAATTTTCTAATTGGAGTTCAGGTAAGCCAAGTAATCCTGGCGCTCTCATAGCAACTGTGTTAAACAATCTATCAGTATGATTACTGCGAATCATATGTTCAATAGTTAAGTCATAGAGTACCTTCTTAGTTGTGTCCCTATCGCGTCCAATAGAACGCTCAAACTCTAACTCAGTCCCCTTACTCCATTTCGAGATAGTCTGCATATCCATTTCATCACCACAGGATACAACAGTTTCGGGTTGATACCACTTAATAAACTTTGCGATTGCATTCACCGCTTCTACATCGTGATACGGTACCTGGAGGTCTGAAATACATACGATATTTTTCATTAGGCTACTTCCTCTATTAGTTTAACTGCTTCTGACATACTGTTACTGCCAGGAAACAAGTCATCTAAAGTGTCTCCCTTTTTATATTGTAATAAATTTAATATCCAAGTATTAAAATCTAATGGCTTGGCTCCATAAAAGTTTTTCTTCATAGCAATTCTACCTGAATGCCAGTCTCTAATCATTGGTTTAACTGGTGTTTCTTTACGCCCACCACGCCATATTACAGGCTCCCAAGCGTATTGTATGGCTACATTTACCCTTATTTGGTGGAATGTTTTAGCCCAAACTGCTACTCTTACATCATCTGGGCATGCAGATAAATATAGTTTTAATGAAGGTGCTGATAGCGATACTGCCCACCCATCGGGATACTCATCAGTTAATTTTTCAACTAATTGAGTATGAGATTTAGGGTCGTCCCATATCTCCGCTTCTGCATGAAGCGAAGAATACTTTTTACCCATACCTAAATATGGTGGGTCAGCATACGCAAATTTCATTTTTTCTTAGCGCGTCTCTTGTTTTCTTTGGCTACGTTTTTACTTTTAGATAGCACTCTCAAGTTCTTAATGCCATCTTTGCCAGCACGACCACCATTATCTACATGGTCTACTTCTTGATTGCGCTTTAACTTCTTACCAGTAGCCTTCTTATAATCTAAGCGGGCTTTGTTTGTAGATGTAGTCTCAGTTGTGCCATCTTTTTTCTTGCGCTTGATGACATAGATTGGACGACCACCATTTTGTTTACTACCTTTATAAGGTCCAAATATTTTCATATTATCCCTGTCCTAATAGTGCTGCTATTAAAGCCAGCAGAGCCGTTAATTGTAATTGAAATGCAAATAGTATCTCAATCATTTGTCCCACTCTCCTCTTAGTACTAGCAATCCTATGATTGCATAGTTAGCCATGTCCTTGAATGAGTCTTCAAATGATTCATGTTCTGGACTTTGCTTGTTATCAACTAGGTTATTGATACGAGCCAACTTGTCATGCATACGAACACGAAGTCCATTGATAGCACCGCCAGGGGCGTCAGCAATATTCTTTGCGCCGTAATCTCTATGTTTAGACAGTAATAAGTCTAATAATTCTTGGTAGGTTTTTCCAACATGGTACTCAAAAGTGGTATTTTGAGCGTCAATATGAGCGATTTCTGCTCTATCTTCTTGTTGGTTATATGGAAACCTTGCTTTTCCAAGTGGGTTATAATCTGCCATATCTCCTCATTCTCCATCTTCTTCGTCGGTATCTGTTAGGAAATGTATTAGTTCGTTATCAAGTTGACGCATCTCTTCATGAATAACTATATCTTCTATATACTTTTTCATTTTCTTAGGGCTAGATTCAGCAGCATATAAGGTAGCATAGGTAGATTGAGTTATGCTTTTAATTTCTTCTGGTTCATCTGCCATGCTGTATATACAACGAAGTAAAGAACCAATCATTAATTGATATCCTCCTGGAAGTATAAGTTTAGGGTCAAAATATTCGCCACCTTCATCATCTATTAGATGGTCGGTAGCCTCAAATATATTATCAAAATGTTCACCACATACTTTACATGGCGGGATTTTATCCTTCATTTAGTCCTGCTCTTTCTCGAATAAACTGGGAACCGTATTTGACATAGGAAGAGTTGACGTCTTCTCCATCTCCCATCGATACAATTGTGACAGGTAATTCTCTTGCCAAAGATGCGGCGAATTCTTTTCCTGGTTGGTCTCCATCTGCAAAGACAAATACTCTTTCGAAGTCTGCGAGGAGTCTTGTGTAATGTTTCTTCCATGAGTTTGCACCAGGAACTCCAACGCAAGGGATGCCAACACACTTACTGAGAGTAACTGTATCCAATTCACCTTCGCATACTCCAATCCAATCGCCTGCTCTTTCAATATCTAATACGTTGTACATCTTTGTTTCAACGCCTGTCATTCCCATGTACTTCGGTTCCACCGCTGGATTAAGCGACCTAAAACGTAAGTCAACAACACCAGTTTTAGTAATGTAAGGAATCGAGAGACGACCTTGGAACGCTTCATGACCAATTTCAGGCTCCTCTACTACGCCGAATCGAGCCAGACGTGCCGCTTCCATTGTTATTCCCCTGCTTGCTAGGTAATCTTCCGCCTGATAAATGTTTGCCGCGTACTTTGCTGTTGCTTTGCCCAGTAATTCCTTCTGCGAAAGATTTTGCTTCACGTATGTCAACCCTTTCTTGCTTCGCTATAATCTGTAAACTGTTGCCGTTCATACCACAAGCAAAACAATTAAATATGTTTTCCTTCGTGTTAAAACTTGCCGAACTGTGAGTGTCGTCATGGAACGGACACTTTAAATTAACTTGTCCAGTAGTTCTTGGTGGATTGGCACCATAGTGCCTTAACACTAAGACTATGTCTGGTAAATCATCCGTCAAATACATCGCCTAACCTTAATACTAAATAGGAATCTGCTATCTTTTTCCCTCTTGCTTTAATAATTACTGCTGGGAGGACGGATGTCCTTTTAATCCCTCTTGCCTCCGAATAATGCGTTGCTTCAACTTGAGCCTCTTTAGTCCAACCAGAGAGGTCAATGCGACCTGATTGACCTGGGGCTTTTGCTTCAATGACTCCAATGAATCCAAGGAAGTCTGAGCGGACAACAACATCACCTTCATCTCTTGCACCTGTTCTAGCAAGTCGCTCACTATCAAGTCCAATTCGTCTAAAATAATCTCGTAAGTCGGTTTCAAATGTTGCTCCTCTGGCTTTGTGTGATTTCCTAGTTGTCATTTTTTTGTATCCATACTTGGTATTCCTTAGTCAGCAAATTATACATTCCTTTATGCTTTTCAAGGAAGTCATCAATTGCTGGGCGAGGTGTTAAGTGTGGAGGCAAATCTTGACCCCACATGTAATCATCAAAAGCCATAATACCTTTAGGCTTAAGTACTTTCCAAGCATTCTCTGCATCCTTAGCAACCTGCTCTGCAACATGGTCGCCATCAATGTATATAAAATCAAATTCAATATTTTTAGTGTTAGCAAAGTATTCATCGCTTGTCATACGTAACCATGCCGTCGACTTTAGTGAACCAATGCGTTCCTTGTAGTACTCTAGAACTTTATCAAAATCTATTTTCTCATGTTTTCTTTCATCTGAGCCAGTCCATGTATCAATATCATATAAGAAAGACGTCTCATCTGTTAAGATGTTTTCACATAACCATATACTTGCATCACCTGTATAAACACCAATCTGCAAAAACTTAAGATTGGGTTCATCATGTAAGTGTGATAAGTAGGTCTCAAAATTATATCTCTGACTATCAAACCAGTTAGGATAAGTTGTCATTCGCACTCCATACAATAATTTGATGCACGAATGTTTGGTATATACATTACAAACTGCTTACCACAATGAAAACAATTGATAGATGTCCAATCATCCTCAATGAAGTAAAATGGATTACGAATTTTTAGTTTCATGAGTTCTCTGGGATATCCTCTACATACATATACTCAGGATTAAATGCTAGCCAAGTCATGAGAGTTCCTCCAGCATCTGCTCTTCCGTAGCGATTCTTGACTGCAGCAACGCCAAGCGACGTGCCAACAGTGCCAAGCGTACATATGAGGGCAGGTAACTGAGAAACCTTCCCTTGTATCGCGCTTCTTGGCTGACAAGGATTTCCAGGAACTGCTTCCGAAGTGTGGTGTAATACGACAATTGCAGCATTCGTTGCTCTAGCAAGATACTTCAACTCCTTCATAATAGCCCGCATTGATGCGAACTCCTCACCACCATCGGTGGCTACATCCATTAGGTTATCTAGAACTATTAATGTTGGAGCACAGCCCCATAGTTCTTCAAAGGCTTGTACTTCTTCATCAATGTCCTGCAAGGTTGGTGATGAATCAAATGACCAAACTATATGACTACCCTTTTGTAAGATAGCCTTAGTCCAACCAATATCATTATTAAGTTTTTCTTCAACATCTGATTGATTCTTACCTGATATCATTGATGCTAATCGCATAGCCATAGTATGAGCATTAGTATCAGCAGATATGTAAAGTGTTGGAACGTTAGTCTTTAGTGCTATCGCTAGGGCAAGTGTTGATTTACCTGCCCCAGGAGCACCCGCAAACATTGAAACCTCTGCCCGCCTAATAATAATTTTAGAGGCTTCAAATGATTTAAAACAACTAGGTAGAGGTTCCCCTCCAATAGAGGCCCGCCCTACAGACCTAACTAATGTACGCATTTTACTGCCCCCTACCTAGTTGCTAAAACGGAAACTGTTCGTCTACTAATTTACTGGCTTGCATTGGTCCGCGCCCTGAGGCATCGGACAGACCCACATTGCGTATGGATTCCCCGTCTTGCTTGAGATTCCCGACTTGTACTTCCGTGCTCCGTGTTGACATGTCGGACCCGCTCCAGCGGATGGAGGCGTTGCCTGGGGTGGTGCGGAGGAGCGCGGTGGCTCTGTGTTTGTAATGGAACCCGACGTCGATAAAGGGGCGGTTGTCGCTGCTCCCACCACCAACCTTTGTACTGCTGCAATTTGAGTAGCAAAGTCGCCAATGCCCTCAAGCAATACACTAAGTTCGTCCGCTGTGTTGGCTCTAACGTTAATTAAATCGCCAGTCCCTGTTTTGTATGATACTTGTAACTTCCAGTCTTCTGCCATTTATGCTTCCTTCTTTGCCGAGAATTCACAATGAGCGGTAAGTCCGCACATGTATTGACAAGAGTTTGTGTTGGGCAAGAATATACCTGCTTTTCGTGCCTTGTCAAATCCTTTTACCAGGAACTCCATTTTGTCATATGTATATCCTGATAAATCAACCATCTCTACAGTATTGCTACCTCGAGACATGTAGTAATTTCCCCAGTCAACCTTTATGTCAAAGGTTTCTTCGAGACCAAGTTTATAAAAACCTAGTTGCAAAGTACTGGTTGGCGTGTTCTTAGATGTTTTGAGGTCAACAATTACTAACTGCCCATTAACCTCAAAAATTCGGTCTATCACCATTTTGATAGGAACATCAGCCACTACTGGCATTAGTTCCAACTCAATTCCTGGTCGTCCATCTGGAGCAATCCAAATCTTCCAGTTGGGGTTATGCTTGCGCCAAGCGATATACTCGCTGACCCACATAGGTCCTGCGGTCTGCCAAAAATTAATGTCTTCCTTGTTTGGATTAAGTTTGGTAGCCTTACCGCCTATGCGAGCATTGGTTAAATCAATATCACCTTTGCAAGCATTCCAAGATTCTGTCCATAAATTATCAACATCGTTTATCATAGGTTATCCCTATCGTAGGTTTCGCAAGCCAAGTGGAATGCTGAACCTCCCACAGACCAAACAGACGGCTCTTCCTGCTTTGCCAATAGTCTACCTAGGTAGTATTGATATCCACAGGTTAGATAAGTGCTGAAAGCACTATAGGATATATGTTCTGGTAATGTATATTCTTCAAGTTTTATTGACATTAAATATATTATACACAGGTATAGGGCTAGATGGAAGTCGGATGTGATTTCCATAGATTACTACCTATGTGTATACTTGTAATAATATAATATATAATACCCCGAAGGGGTATATAATATAATATATAATTAATTATATATCGAAGGAGTACTATGTCAGAAATCGTAAATAATACATTTTGGGCTGTATTTTTTGGCTCAACATTAGGAACCCTAACTGTATACCTAACCGTGTCTTTAGTCGATGAGTATCGACAGAAGCAACACGACAAGAACCTACGCGTCCTAATGGACGAATGGGATGAGTTTGAGTTTGAAGAAGCATAAGCCTTAAAACGACAAAAGAACCCCCTTCCTGAGGTAAGTACCTCAAGTTGGGGGTTTTCGTGTCTCTAAAGGGCGTTTAAAGCCCGATTAGGGGTGTTTATTTAGAGCCAATACCGTATTCTTTTTCAGTCTTGTCAGCCCATTTAGCCAATGGAGCGGCCAATGCGCCAATTAGGATTGCTTGCTCAGGTGCTAGGTCAGCAGCAAGGGCTAGGCCCATTGTTATTGCTGATGCTAGGACTGCCCGAAGATAAGACTTAAAAGCAGCCTTAGTCTTTGGGTCTTTTAACTTAGCGATTATGTCTTTCATTGTTTCTCCTATTTTTTTTTAGGTGGTAGACCCATCCAACTGAACCAGTTAGAATCGTCTTTAGCGTATTGAGTTTTGATTGAAATATGCAAATGTTTATTATGCTGATTACTACCCTTGTAGGTGTGTTCGCCTTTTTCTTTGCTCCAAATTTTACCTTTAAATATTAAATACTTAACCCTAATATCATCTTGTATCTTAATATAAATATCTTTACAGTCTATCCCGTTATCTGGGTCGTGTGTTAAATCAACTGCTAACCCAGTATTATGGTCTGAGTTAGGACTCTGTGTTAGGTGGGCAGCAGATGGTAGTAGACCATCGCTTGCTTTGTTCCTCTTGGGTTTTAATGCCGTCGCCTGGCGCAATACAGCAATCGCAGCAGGTGTGGCTTTCTTGACAACAGTTGTCATTCTTGCTCATTTCTGTATTAATATTTGATAAAGCGTGTCCACTTTTTGTTCTAACCTATTGACCTGGTCCTTTACACTAGAGCCACCGTTGGGGCGAAGTTCTGACAGATAGTGTTTAACTAAATGCCTTACTCCTACCGCTAGTGTTCCTATTAGTGTGGTTGCTGCTACAGCGAGGGCTGCCCAGTCATTAGGTGTCATAATATTATACCGTTCTGATAGTTATCTCTATTACTCCGCCGAAACCATCAAACTTTTTGTCTGGTGGAGTCATACGTGTAAATGAGATTTGCTCAATAACTACTTGACGACTTTCGCCCGTAGTAAGGTCTTGCCAGGTAACAACATCGCCACCTTCTTCTACGTTTTCTAACGATTGTAATCTTTGTAATGCTTTACCTTCGTAGCCAGACACTACATTGTATCTATCTGTTTCAATATCAAAACAGTAAACAGGGAATCTCATAACTCTCTGACGAGGTGTAGCAATAGTAGCCTTTGCTTGATAGCCCTTAAATATAGGACCTGCGCTAGTAGTTGTAGTATCACGATTAAGAATAAACTTATAGGCTACATACTCTTGCGCTGTATCAGGATTAGATGTACCTACTTCAACTGCAGTTACTCCTGCTTCGTAGGTAATATGGTCATACTCAACACCATCTTTGTCTACAGTCTCAAGTACTAATGAACCTTTAGTAAAGTCTCCACGAGCAAGTAAGCGCTTAAAGTTCTTAGGTTCTAATGTTCCATAGCGGATGTAACCGCTAGTGATATAGCCAGTAGATGCTAGTGTTGCACTTGCTTCAATGTTAATGCTACCTACCTTGTTAACTTTACCAACAGGTGATACGGCAGTAGATGCTACGTTAGATGCAGTCTTAGCATAGGTAAATGTTGTAGTGGTTGGTACGGCAGTAACTGTGTACTGACCGTTAAATGTGGAGTCAACGCCTTCTACCCATACCTGGTCATCAACGGCTAGGCCGTGTGCTGCAGATGTAGTTAAGGTTGCCACATTAGATGTCAATGCTTTATTGCTTACTGAGCCAGCGTTAACTGCTGTGGTAGCAAATACCAATCGGTCTGTTGTACCAGCAAATGCACAAGTTGTTGTGCTATATCCAGATGTACCACTTACATATAAGTCATTAGCATAAGCAAAGCGTAGAGTCTCTATCTCATTACCAAGGTCAATACGGATAACTCCTGCTGCTCCATCTACACCTGTTGCACACCAGACGAATCTGTCTCGTGCAGCAAAGTCATAGCAAGGCTGAGTGGTTTCCACAATAAGTGGACCATAGTTAATGGAGCCGTCTTGGTCTGAGACAACTGCTGCACGGATTCCT